CAGCCGGCATTTTGGCCACGGGTTGCAACTTAGGGGGGTAGCATGAGCGGGCCACCGAGGAAACCAAACGCGATTCGCCGTGGTGGCGTGGTGGCGACCACCAAGCCGCGACCCAATCCGACGCCTCCTGAGTGCCCGCAGTACCTGAAGCCGCTAGAGGCTGCTGTGTGGCGTTCGGTGGTGGACGAGTTGCAGGCCATGGGCACCGCGGCGTGCTCTGATGGCGCGATTTACGCCAGGTACGCGGCGCTGACGGTTGAGTGGTGGGAGCTGCACAAGGACATCCAAGAGAACGGACGAACGCAGGAAGTGTTTGGCAAGGAAGGGAAACTGGTGGGAAGGAATCCACGGCCGGAAGTCAAGATGAGAAACGCAGTCGGCACGGAGTTGCGGCACATCGAGGCAGAGTTGGGGCTGACGCCCGCGGCGCGTGAACGGCTTACGGCCGCGCTTCGGGAGATTGCGGAGCCGCAAGGCAAGGGCAGATTCTTTGGCGCGAAGGTGGCTGGGTGAGTGTAGACGTTCTGAATCTCGATCTGGAACGGATTATCCGGTTGATTCCTGGATACGATCCGTTCTCCCAGGCTGGCCAGTGCTGGTTTGATGCCGACGCTGCGCAGTTCGCGATTCAGTTCGTTGAGGAGTGTTGCTCACACGTCAAGGGGCCGAAGGGTGGCGAGCGGCTTGTCTTGGAGCCGTGGGAGAAAGCAATCTTCGCCAACCTCTGGGGATGGAAGAGGCCAAACGGAACACGGCGGTATCGCGAGGCGCTGATCTACATCCCCAGGGGGAACGCAAAGACCACGCTGGCTGCCGCTGCCATTAACCTCGTGTTGTTCACGGAGAACGAAGCGGGGGCGGAGCTTTACTCAAGCGCTGCGGAACGCGAGCAGGCGCGGTTGTGCTTCGACACTGTGGCCGGCATGATTCGTCAAGAGCCGGAACTTGAGCAGCGAGCGGAGCTATTCAAGTACAGCATCAACGTCGAGGATAGAGTTTACAAAGCCCTGTCCGCCGAGGCCGGAAGCAAGCACGGATTCAACGTGCATCTGTTGGTGAACGACGAATTGCACGCCCACAAGACACCTGAGCTTACCGATGTGCTACTGACAGGCATGGGCAAGCGGTCGCAGCCGCTGGCGATCCACCTGACCACGGCAGACTACGAGCGTGAAGGTTCGATCTGCAACCAGAAGCACGATTACGCCAAGCGCGTTCGTGACAACAGCATAGACCCTGGTGTGGGTACGAATGACCCCGCGTTCTTGCCCGTGATCTACGAGGCGTCGAAAGATGACGACTGGACAGACCCGCGGGTGTGGGCGAAGGCAAACCCAAACCTCGGTGTTTCTATTCCGCTGGAGTACATCGAGCGAGAGTGCGCCAAGGCTAGGGATTCTTCGGCGTACCTTAATACATTCCTGCGGTTGCACCTGAACGTCAGGACGCAGTCCGACGTTCGCTGGCTTACTCTGGAGAAGTGGGACGCCTGCCCGACCGATGCGGACCCAAGCACGCTTGCTGGCTTCCCGTGTTTCGGAGGCCTGGATCTATCTACTACTACCGACATCTCCGCTTTCGTGCTTGCTTTTCCTCGTGCCGGCGGCGGTTATTCGTTGCTTTGCCGATTCTGGGTGCCTGAAGATAACGCCCACGCCCGCGAGAAAAAGGACCGCGTTCCCTACTCGCAATGGATTCGCGAGGGGTGGATCAAGGCGACACCCGGGAACGTGATTGACTACGACGTAATCCGCGCCGACATCGTTGCTCTATCGAAGCAGTATCAGATCAAGGAGATAGCGGCCGACCGTTGGAACGCCACCCAGATCATCACGCAATTGACCGGCGACGGGCTGAGTATCGTAGCCTACGGGCAAGGGTTCAAGGATATGACGGCCCCGACGAAAGAGCTTGAAGCCTTGGTGGTGTCTGGCAAGCTCGACCACGGCGGCAATCCCGTCTTGCGGTGGATGGCGTCCAACGTAACTGTCGAGCAGGACGCGGCCGGCAACCTCAAGCCGTCGAAGGCCAAGAGCACAGAGCGTATTGACGGCATCGTAGCAGCGATCATGGCCATCGGCCGCGCTATGGTGACACCCGCCGCGCAGCGATCTTACTACGAAGACAACGATATGGAGTGGATGGCATGAGCTGCCGCATTGATCTTCCGAAGAAAAGTCTGCGTCCGCCAGACGGAATATGGACCGTTGCTCATTGCAGGCGGAATCGTGCGATTCCAATTAGTGTCGATGTATTCGACAGGAAGTCCAGGGAGAAGATTGAGCACGTTGTCTACTATGACGAAGCGCGGGGGGTCCTACGGCGATTGCAGACCAATGGCCGGGGCTTCGTGTTTGACAAAAACACCGGCGCCGTAGCGGTGCTTGTAGAAAAACGGTGGGCAAACGTCGTTATCAGGAATCAAACATGAGAACCAATCCCCGCGGCCTTACCGCCGAAGAAATCCGCGACCTCGTGGGCGAGTCGCCCGTCATGCTGGAAGTCGGTTGCAATGACGGAACGGACACGCTCCGGTTTTTGGATGCCATGCCTGGTATCCGCCTGTTTTGTTTCGAGCCCGACCCGCGCCCGGCTGCTGTGTTCAAGGCCCGCGTTCCCGTCTTCCTCATCGAGGCAGCCGTGTCTGACGTGGACGGTACGGCTGTGCTTTACCAGAGCGGCGGGCGGCCAGATCCGTCCGGCGTGGGCGAATGGAACAAGTCAAGCTCCATCGTCGAGCCCACTGGGCACTTGAAGATGAGTCCGTGGTGCAAGTTCACTCCGGCGATTACTGTACCCACAGTGCGGCTTGATACTTGGCTAGCTCAATACGATGTTCCTGCCATCGACTTCATTTGGGCGGATGTCCAGGGATGCGAGGCTAAGATGATTTCCGGAGGAACGGAGACGCTCAAGCGTACGCGATGGCTGTACACGGAGTGGTATCCTACGGCCATGTACGCCGGACAGCCAAACCTCGATGATATTTGCGCGATGTTGCCAGGCTGGGAGTTGGTCGGCATCTACGGACGCGAGAACGCATTGTTCAGGAATACGGCATTATGAGCGATCTAGACCCCGAAGCCATGGTACAGCTTGGCGCGGCTTGTGTCGGCGTCGGCCGCTGGATGCAGCGTACCTATCCCGCTGTCACGAATCCCGGAGGGCAAAGCGGCGAAGACGCGATCCTGGCGAGCTTGCTGCCGCAACCGGATGGCTGCTATGTGGACATTGGAGCGAATCACGGCATTCAATGCAGCAACACCTGGCAGTTCTATCAACGCGGCTGGCGAGGGTTGCTGATTGATCCGTTGCCGGAGACGTGGTATCGACTGGTACAGCAACGCCCGGGAGATTGGTTCTCATTCAACGCCGTCGGCAACTGCCACGGCTTTGCGGAGTTGCGCGCATGCCGAGACGCCAGCACGATCCGGCCAGACGTGCATCTCGACGAGCAGGTCAAGATGGTCGTTGAGGTGGACACGCTTGCCAACATCCTGGCACGCTACCCAGCGTGCATTCGCGAGCAGTGCCGGCTTTGCTCGATTGACGTGGAGGGATGGGAAAAGGACGTTCTCGAAGGAATCGACTGGAAGACGTTTCGTCCCGAGGTGTTCTGCGTGGAGTGGAAGATGCCGGATACAACCAGCATGGCTGAAGCGGAGAAGTGGCTGCCGATTCTAACGCGGCACGGCTACGCAGTCGCAAACAAAACGGCCTACAACCTGATTCTGAAGCGATGAGAATCATAACAGACATACTCAAGTTGATTGCTCTCGTTGCAATCGCCCTGCCGGCGGTACTGCTCGCCGGTGCGGTGGTCGCGATGACTGGCGGCGGAAGCGGGCAACGAAATGGACCACCGCCGAAGGGCGTAGTCAAGCCGCCGCCACCTCCTCCGCCTCCACCACCCAAGAAATAGCGATGAGCAACGGCAACATCACAATGCGAGGCTTCGGCCGCTACGGTCGCTGGGGTAACCAGTTGATCCAATACGCCTTCCTGAAGTGCTACGCGCGGATGCACCATCTTGACGTGCAGATTCCGCCGTGGGTTGGGAATACGCTTCTGGGTGCGTGTGATTACCCCATAAACACCAAGCTGGAAACCGTCTACGAGCCGTTGTCCGGCAATTCCCAGAGCGAGCCCATCGCGCCGACTGGCACGGAATACGTCAACAAGGACTTCGCTGGCTACGCGCAGTGGCCAACATCGTGGTACGCGCCGCATCGCAAATACATCCAGTGTCTATTGCAGCCGGCCGTGGACGTAGCCTCACGACTTGCCCCAGCCGCCGGGCGACTGCTGGCGCGAGGCAGAACGCGCATCGGCCTGCACCTGCGCCGCGGAGACTACGGCCGGGCGATATTCTACGTCACGCCGGTTGTATGGTATCTCGACTGGCTCGATTGCCACTGGGACGCGCTCGATAGGCCGGTACTGTTCATCGCCACCGAATCCAAGGATCTTGTAAAGGAGTTCGCGGCGTTCGATCCGGTGACCGTAGAAGACCTCGGCGTCAACCTGAGAGCCGAAACCCTCCCGCACTACAACTATCTTGGGTACGACCGACGACACCCTGACCCGCGGCAGTTCGACTTTTTCCCTGAATGGTACTTGTTGACGCAGTGCGAGATCCTGTTGACACCCAACAGCACGTTCAGTTTCACGGCGGGAATGGCATCCGATAGGTTGCGGCACTTCTTTCGCTCGCAACTGCCGACGCAGCGGATGGAGGAAGAGGATATCTGGAATGCCTCGCCATGCCAGCGATGGCACAAGAACGACTGGGCGACAGTTCCTGGCGTTTGGCGCGAAAGCAACCCCTACTGGAGATAGCGTGGATAATCACTGGCTGGCGGAGGACCGTATCGGAACGCTATTCCTCGAAGAGTGCTCGCGGGCTGCGACGGACCGCGAGGCATTCAAGACGTTTCGGCAAATGCCTCACATACAGGCCGTAGTCGAGAATCGGCAGGAGGATTGGATGGATCGTTTTCTCGACCCGGTTCGCAAGTCGCTTCCAAATTACGGCGAATTGATCGCAATCGCAGCGCGGATCGACACGGTGGGATCGCCACCGATCGCCAAGCCTCCGCAGCCGCCGATTTCACCGACGATGGCCGGATATTTAATGGTCTACGCAGCCTTGCGGAATCTGTTTGGCTCGCTGACGGGAAAGCGTATCGTGGAGATCGGCGGAGGGTACGGCGGACAGGCAGCAGTGATCCTTTCTACGGAAACCGTCGGCGTGTACAGGATTATCGACCTGCCAGAGCCGGCCAACCTGCAAGGGCAGTTTCTGCGACAGTTTCAGTTGAATGGCGGATGGTGGGCGACTGGCACGCTGGAGTCTGGGCCAGACGCGGAGTGGGATCTGTGTATCAGTTCCTGCGCGTTCTCCGAACTGGACGAAGCGGCGCGGACCAAGTACGTCGAGTGCGTGCTCTCTAAGTCTCGCTCTGGCTGGCTCACGTGGAACTGGCCAGCGGAGTCAACCGAAGGATGGATTGCAGACCCGCGAGAGGCTCGCGACTGGCTGGCGTCCGTAATGCCTGGCGTTGACGTTCGCATGGGTCGCGATCCGGGGCCATTCCGCGACCTGATTGGAAGCTGGGCCGATCTGATGCTGTACTGGGGAGAGAAGGCGTGATTCCGAGCGGCTACTACACGAACACGAAAGGCGTGGACCCAGCGTCCGTCCGCGTGGTGCAGTTTGGCATTCCGCGCAGCGGGTCCACGTTCGTGTGGCAATGCTTGTGCGATCTGCTGCCAGACGGCGGCGTAATCAAGACACACGACTGGCTGGACGTTGACGCGCCGGTGGTCGTCACGCTGCGGGACTTCCGCGACGTGATTGTCAGCCGGTGGAGATTGCTCGGTGGTGACGGCGTGATGACGCGGGAGGAAATCTATCAGGAGTGTGGGCTGGTGCGGCATCCGGCATGGGTGCTGGAGCGTTACGTGTCGGAGCGGCAATCATTGCGTGTCGTCAGGTACGAGACGGACATCGCGGGCGACTCGCCAGACAAGGCGGCAGTCGTGCGGGAGTGCGCCGCGTTGGTAGGCGTGCCTGAGTGGCCGTGGGAAAAATGCGACGACATCGCCGCGGAGCACTCCATTGACCGCAACCGCGAATTGTCTCCGCGTGTCGGCGGCTACGACTCGCGGACGCTGCTGCATTTCGGCCACGTCCACGAAGGAGAGGTTGGCGGTTGGAAGAAGTTCGTTCGGGTTGAGAACTGGCAACTCGTCAACGATCTGCTTGGCGACTTGCTAGAGAAATGGGGGTACGCATGACCACGCTTGAGGCGGTGTTCTTTCTATTGGTAGGGATGCTGATCGGCCCGTTTACAGCCTGGGGTCTATACAAATTGACCGCGCGTGAGGGGCGGTGATGACGGAACGCGAAATATACCTCATTGGCGTAGCGTTTCTCGCCGGGAGCCTTTCCTGTGAACTTGGAAACATTGTGGGGACGCTGGTGGTGGCGTTGCTTGAAAGCAGGAGATCACGGAAACGATGAAGATAGCTTGTGTGTGTATCACCTGGCGTCGCCCGAGGTTGCTTAGTCAACTCATCGAGTGCTTCAACCGCCAGACGTGCCAAGATCGGGAGTTGCTGATACTCGACGACTCGGGCCAGTACCCGTCGCAGCCATCTGGAGACCGCTGGCGTATCGTCTCCGTCGGCCAGCGTTTCCGCACGATCGGCGAAAAGCGGAACGCGGCGGCAGCGATGGTGTCGCCAGATGTTGCGGCCTACGCGGTCTGGGATGATGACGACGCCTATCTTCCGTGGGCTCTGGAGGCATCCGTCAACGCCCTGAAGGCGTCCCCTTGGGTGCAGCCGCGGCAGACTTTGGAGTGGGACGCCAGCGGAACCACGTGGCATCGGCAGGAGACATTCGGCCGCGACCGACCGAACCATATTGCTTACCACGGCTGCTGGTCGTATCTGCGCGAAGCGTTCATCAACGTCGGTGGATACCCGGCCGCGACCAGCGAGGACTGGGAACTGGCCCGCAAGCTGCGAGACCGGTACGGCAATTCGGGCGACACGATCTGCCAGGAATTTCCTCGCCCATTTTACGCCTACAGCCGGGCTACGTCCGGGACTTGGCATATGTCGGAACGAGGGGCGACCGACAACGCATACAGGCAAGCCTTGGATGAGCCATGCGAGATTATCGAACGAGTGAGCATCGGATGGGACCGCGATTACACGGCCATCCCAATTCCAGACGAAGTACACCGGAGGCCATGGTGATGAGCGACATTCGGATTACGGTAACCGGGGCGGGCGGTTTCATTGGCGGGTCGCTGGTGCGGTACTTCGCCGACCGCGGATTCCACCGAATTCGTGCAGTGGACAAGAAACCAGTCGGCCAGTGGTATCAGCGTACGCCGGGGGTCGAGTCGCTGTGCCTTGACGTGAGCAAGGAGAATGACTGCCGCCGCGCGTGCGAAGGTGCGGACGAGGTCTACAACCTTGCGGCCGACATGGGCGGCATGGGGTTCATTGAGAATTTCCATATCGAGTGCATGAGAAATGGCCTCATCGCCACGAACATGCTGGAAGCGGCGTATCAGTCCGGCGTGGAGCGGTTTTTCTTCTCATCCTCGGCGTGCGTCTACAACACGGCCTTGCAATCGTCTCCCGGCTGCCAACCGCTGAAAGAGACGGACGCCTACCCCGCATTGTCCGAACGCGGCTACGGTTGGGAGAAGCTGCTGTCGGAGATGTTCTGCCAGGAGTACTGGGCGGAACGTGGCATGAAGACGTTCATTGCCAGATTCTTCAACATCTACGGCCCGCATGGATCGTGGAACGACGGCCGCGAAAAGGCCCCGGCTGCGCTATGCCGAAAGGTAGCGACCGCAAAGCTGACGGGAAGCGACACGCTGGAAATCTGGGGCGACGGGACGCGGACGCGAAACTTTACCTATATCTCAGATTGTCTGGCCGGCATCGACGCTATCACCCACTGCGACGACCTGATTGCTACTCCGGTCAATCTTGGCTCATCGGAGCAGGTAACGGTAAACGAATTGGCCACACTGGCTGAGGAAGCGGCTGGAGTGAGACTGCAACGCATCTATCAACCAGACGCGCCGAAAGGCGTGGTGGGCAGGAATACTGACAACACATTCATCAAGAGCGTGCTGGGCTGGGAGCCGAGGTATCCACTGAGGGACGGCATGGCGGCTACGTATGGATGGATCGAACAGTTGGTTGCGGAGACGACGGGATGCAAGCGTTAGTATTGTGCGCTGGCCCGGGAACGCGACTTGGCCCCGAGACGGCCGCTATCCCGAAGTGCATGGTGGATATCGGCGGCAAGCCGGTGCTGCAACATATCGCCGAATGGCTCGCTGCGCATGATGTGCGCGATATCATTGTCAATCTGCATCACCTGCCGTCGCCCGTGATTGACTATTTCCGCGACGGCAAGGAGTTTGGCGTGCGGATGGTCTATTCCGTTGAGCGTGCGTTGCTGGGAACCGCTGGCGCGTTAGCTAGCGCGCTGCCGTGGCTCGCGGGAACGTCCGTGATAGTTTACGGCGACATGCTCTGTCGGTTCGCGCTGACCGACATGATTACTCAGCACGCCCGAAGTAAGGCACATGCAACGCTGGCCTGCCACCAAACCGATAATCCGTCCGCCGCTGGAATCGTGGCGATGAAAGGCGACAGAATCACGAGCATCGAGGAGAAGCCAGAAAGTCCGCTGGCCGACTACGCCTTTGCTGGCGTGCTGGTTTGCGAGCCGTTCTTTCGGACGCTGGCAATTGGGAGGACCGACATTGCCCGCGACGTGCTGCCGGTTGCCGCGTCGGAACTGACGCTTGGCGGCTATTACGCTGGCATTGATGCCATGGACATCGGAACGCCGGAACGCCTTGAGAAGGCACGGAGGGAATGGCTGTGATTATCACAAAAACACCGCTGCGTGTGTCGTTTTTCGGCGGCGGAAGCGATTGGCCAGCCTATTGCGACAATCACGTAGGATGCACGCTGTCTTGCACGATCGACAAGTACATCTACGTGGCCTTGAGCCAGTCGTTTGACGGTGGCGTGCGGGTGAGTTACAGCAAGACCGAAAACGTAGCGTCCACAGACCTACTGAAGCACGATAGAATACGTGAATGCCTGCTAAGCGTTGCGTGGTTGCATGGTGTCGAAATGACTATCGTTGCGGATGTCCCAGGTCACGGCTCTGGGCTGGGATCATCTAGTGCGCTGACTGTCGGGGTGCTCATGGCTATTGTAGCCGCTAACGATGGCGTGATGTCGCCGTACCAGATTGCAGATGTGGCTAGCAACACTGAAATACGGAAGTGCCGTGCTCCAATTGGCCGTCAAGACCAATACGCCGTTGCTCTTGGCGGGCTGCGGTTGAATACCTACCGTGGAGAACAGGTCGAGAGCCAATTGTTGCCAATGGCCAGAGGACTCCAAGAGCGATTGCTGTTGTTTCACACCGGTACAACGCGGGCGTCAGACGCGTTGCTGGCTGCGGGGCAGGCCGCCGTCAGCCAATCTTCCGTTCGCCACAAGCTCGCAACGCTAGCAGACGCCGCACGAGAAGCGGCAAAGGCCATAATTGAGGAGGACTGGGGTCATTTCGGAAAGATGCTTCATGCGGCCTGGATTATAAAGCGGTCAGTCGTTGAAGGCGTCACCACTCCATTGATCGACGACTGCTACAGTCGCGCCATGCAGGCCGGCGCGCTTGGCGGCAAAATCTGCGGCGCTGGTGGCGGCGGGTTCCTGCTGGTGTTTGCGGAGCCAGAGTTTCACGACGGAATCAAGGAAGCGTTGCCGGAATTGAAACACGTACCAATAAACCTAACAACCAAGGGGAGCGAGGTGGTGTATCGTGACTGATCCTGGCTACGGTGAAGGCATCGCGAGACTGCAAGCCGAAGCGATTCGGGCGTTTCGTGTCGCCGTAGTAGCGCGTGGTATGTCTGCGGTTGCCGGCTTCGGGCTGGTGGCGTATGGCTGCTGGCTTGCGTTCCCGCCGGCTGGGTATGTGGTTCCAGGCGTGATCCTTTTAGCGGTGTCGATTGTTGGCCATCTTCGCGGTCCAAGGAGGCCTTGATAATGTTTGATGTTCTTGGCACATTGCTGGGGCCAAGCCTCAGCACGGCAACGAATCCCGCTGATTGGTTCGTTACGTGGACTCGTGGAGGAGAGCCAACGTCGTCCGGTGTCAGCGTGGACGAAAACACAGCACTTAACTACTCGGCGGCGTGGGCGGCAACGTGCATTATTTCTGAAACTTTGGCGAGCATGCCGCTCATTCTGTACAAGCGACTGAAACCGCAAGGCAAGGAGCGGGCATCTACGCACACGCTCTACAGCATCCTGCATGAAGAACCTAACCCTGAGATGGATGCGGTGACGTTTTGGTCGGCAACCATGCCTGATGTCGTCAATTGGGGATACGGTCTCGCTGAAAAGGAACTGGCCCTAGACGGCAAGACGCTACTGCACCTGTGGCCAATTCCTGCTGGCCGTGCAACGCCAAAGCGGTCCAGTAGCACAACCGACCCCGGCGATGGAATCAAGGCGGGCGATCTGTATTTCGAGGTCCGCAAAGAAGACGGCACAATGGACAGGCCGTTGCCGTTTAGCAGGGCGTTGGTGATTCCTGGCAGAATGCCGAACAGCGTCGGAATCGGCAAGGGCGTCATCCGGCAAGCGAGAGAGTCGATTGGGATGGGACTCGCCACGGAGAGATACGGTGCGCAGTTGTTCGGAAACGGCGCACGGCCTGGAGGATTCCTCACCGTTCCGCCGGGAATGCCGTTGAGCGAGGAGGCTAAAAATCGGCTTGAAGATGGGTTCAATCGGAAATACAAAACCAGTCCACACTCAGTCGGCGTGCTACGGGATGGCATCACCTATACGCCGTCGTTCATCCCACCAGAAGAGGCCCAGTTTCTGCAAACTCGACAGCACAACATCACCGAGATTGCGCGGTGGTATCGCATTCCGCCGCACCTGCTGGCGGATTTATCTAGGGCCACGTTCAGCAACATTGACTCCGAGGTGCTGTCGTTCCTTACCTATTCCATGTTGCCGTGGTTCACGAAAGTGGAAGAGGCCTGCACTCGTCAACTACTGACGAAAGAAGAGCGTCAAACGTATTTCGTCGAGTTCCTTATCGACGCCCTACTCCGTGGCGACCCGAAGGCTCGGGCCGAGGCGAGGCAGATCGAGTTTATGAACGGAGCATTGAACCTCGATGAGTGGCGATCCGGCGAGAATCGCAACCCTGTTCCTGGAGGTATGGGCGACGCGCATTTTGTCCCCGCGAATCTGATCCCTCTGAAAAGAGCGCTGGAAGAACCGAGCGAGCAGCCGCCGTCGCAATCGGGCTTGCCGCCTGCCGACGACAAAGAACCAGAGCCAGACAGAAAAGACAAGCCGACGGACGCCGAACAAAACAGCGCCATTGCCCAATGGGCAGCGTTGCGAAAAAAGGCGTCTCGTTCGGTGATGGCTGAAGTTGTTGGGCGAATGCTTACCAAGGAAGCCAACGCCGCCAAGCGTGCGGCAACAAAACCGCGCGAGTTCGGCGCGTGGCTCGATACGTTCTACAGTAGTCACCGGGAGACGATGCAAAGCGCCCTGCGGGTCACTGTGACGAACTACCTGGCCTGCACGGAGACGATCGCCGACCCATTGGGTGTTACTGAGGAAGCGGTGAATTTGCATATCACTCAATCACGAGAAGACCTCTTGCGTGCATCCGAGTGCCAGCCCGGCGAACTGGTTGGGCGTGTAGAGGCGTGTGTTGCGAAATGGAACGGAAGAGAACTTGAGGTAGGAGTCTGAAGCATGCCTATTCCCATCCCGCGTGAAGACGAAACCAGCGATGAATTTGAAGCTCGGTGCATGTCCGATGAAACCATGATCGCTGAGTACGAGGACGAAGACCAGCGGTATGCCCTGTGCTCGGCGTTGTGGGCGAAGCGGGGCAGCCAGTCCGCAAAGGCACAAGGCGAGTGGCTAAAGGCCGATAGCGTCGGTGAACCCGTCGGCGTTGACAGGAACGCCAACGTCATTCACGGATACGTGGTCGCCGAAGAAGGGCCATTCAAGACAGAAGGTCGCGGAGAGTTCGACCACAAGAGCCTGAGAGCGATTGTCGGGCTAATGAAGTCAAAGCCCGCTGGCCTGAAGTCGCGACTTGGGCACCCGACGTTATCTGACGACGGAGTCGGAAAATACCTCGGCAGGGCAAAGAATCCGCGGTTCGACAAACGTCTCGCGGAGGATGCCAGCGGCAACCCTGTCGAGGTGGAGATCGTGCGTGCAGACTTGCACCTGGACGCTTCGAGCTTTGACACTCCAGCCGGGAACCTTGGCAAGTACGTGCTGGATAGGGCGGAATCGGACCCGGAGTCGTTCAGTTCCTCGCTGGTACTCTCGATCGAGCAGGAATACCGTCTCGACTCCAAAGGGCGCCCGAAACTGGACGACAACGGCAACGAGCTTCCGCCGTTGTGGCGTCCGACGGCTCTACACGCTTCGGACGTAGTAGACACGGGGGACGCGGTCAATGCCTTTCTGTCCGTGGACGCTCTGCCAGATTCGGCGGTCCGCCGTGGCTGCGAATTACTGGAGCAGCAGTTCCGCGGCAAGCCTCGGCAGTTCGTCAAGGAGCATTGCCAGAGGTGGCTTGATCGCTACTTGCTGCAAACGTACGGCCCAGAAGATCCGCCGTCCGAAGACGTTCCGCCCCCGGCGGATGTCGTCATTGCTGCCGATGTGACTCCGGCTGAACCGGAGTACGACCCGGCGGCAGACCCAGTGAAAGCGAGGATCAGGAATTGGCGACACCGACCAGCGACCTGACGCCCCAGCAGGCCAAAGCGGCGCAATACGTCAGGGAATACCAAGACGTTCGCGGCTATGGCCCCAGCGTTCGCGACGTTGCGTCCTGGCTTGCCGTGTCGCCACCAGTGGCCCTGGGGCATCTGCGAGCGGCAGAGGCCAAGGGCAGTATCACGCACGATGCCAACGTAGCCCGCTCATGGCGTGGGGCTAACGGGCGTTAGTCTTGAGGTGATCCATTGATTGGTAGATACTGAGGACTGAAGACAAACCACGAAGCTGTGGCGATTCTCTCTCACGCCGTCGCGTGTGAAGTCGTCACAGAACGGTAGATTCACGCTCGCCGTTGCGAACGTGGCTATCAGGCGGTTGAAACCTTTCACCCGCCGGCAGCCAGCGTTTGCGACGGCGTTTCTGTTTCCGTCTCCGCTAGGCCATGCCGGCCAGAATCGGAGACAGAGACATGGAAGAACCTACCCTCATTGAACAGCTCAACGCTGCGCACGACGAGATCGACAAGATCCTCGCCACGGCGGACACCGAAAAGCGTCCGCTCACCCCCGACGAAGTCAAGGCCTGTGAGGATCTTGGGCACAAGCGAGACGAGCTGGCCGCGTCCGTTGAGCGCCAGAAGGTGGAAGCGAACATCCGCCGAGCCCAGGGCGACTGGCACGGAATGCTTGCCACCACCGGCGGTGGCCGTACGACCACGGCCGGCGACCCGTCCAACGGCGATTTGACAAAGCCGTTGCTGTCAAACCGGCACGGGTACGGCAAGCTGCATGCCTTCAAGGGCGAGAAGGCCCGTGAGGACGCCTACAAGTGCGGCCAGCAGTTGCTGGCCGTTTGCGGTGACGGCCCCGTCCGTAGTTCGGCGAGCCTGTGGTGCCAGGAGCACGGCGTGCAATTGGCTGTGGTCCACAACGAGGGCTCCAACGTTCACGGCGGGTATCTCGTCCAGGACAGCATGGAAGCGGCAATCGTGGACCTGCGGGAGCAATACGGAGTTGCTCGGCAGGAGTTCCGCGTCAAGCCCATGGCGTCTGACGTGCATTCGTTCCCGCGGCGAAAGACCGGGCTGACGGTCTATTACCCGGCGGAAAACGGCTCCATCACGGAAAGCAACAAGACGTGGGAGCAGATCACGTTGACCGCCAAGAAGGCGGCTGTACTCTCCAGGTACAGCACGGAACTGAACGAGGACGCCATCATCAGCCTGGCTGACGACCTTGCGTCAGAGATGGCGTGGGCGTTTTCGTACGCCGAGGACCAAGACGCCTTCATCGGCGACGGAACGTCTACCTATGGCGGCATGACCGGCATCGTCACCAAAATCAACGACGGAAACTATGCTGGGTCGGTGTACGAGGCGTTGTCTGGGAACACCGCATTCAGCACCTTGGACCTGGTTGACTTCGAGGCAATGGTCGGCAAGTTGCCGCAGTACGCTTCCGGCCGCGCGAAGTGGTACATCTCGAAGGTCGGTTTCTGGGCATCCATGGCCCGCTTGATCGACGCCGCTGGCGGGAACACCGGCCAAATGCTCCAGGGCGGGACGGGCTTGATGTTCCTGGGCTCTCCGGTGGTCATCGTGCAGAACATGAATACCACCGTAACGGCCCAGACAAGCACCACTGGCCTGTGTTTGTACGGCGACTTGACGTTGTGTTGCTACCTCGGAACGCGCCGTGGCGTGACGATCCAGATGTCGGACCAGCGGTACTTCGAGTACGACCAGATCGGCATCAAGGGCACCGAGCGTTTTGCCGTCACGACCAGTCCTGGCGACCCGACTACCCCGGCGTCTGTGTGCGGCCCGGTAGTGTCGCTTTCGACTCCGTCCGCGTGATCCTGAGTCGCCGGCGAGTTCCGTTTCTTCTGACACTAAGGAGTTCTGAATATGGTTCCTCAACTTCCCAAGTTCGTGAACGTCACGCCGCCCGCTGCGGTGTACGACAACGCGAGCCTGACCACCACGTCGATCGACACCCGCGGCTATGACTGGTGCCGGATCATCGTGAGCCTTGGCGCAATTGACATCGCCATGACTGCGCTGAAAGTCGGCGAATCCGACACGGACGGCGATTACAGCGATGTCACCGGGTTGGTGTTCGGCACGAGTACCAACTCTGCCGGCTCAACCTCGGCGCTTCCGACCGCATCTGACGACAGCGATATCTTCATCTTCGATATCGATCTGCGCGGACGCAAACGGTATTTGGACGTCACGGCCACTTGTGACAATTCGTCCACTGCCGGAACGTATGCGGCCATCATTGCCGAGTTGTGGCGGGGCGAGAAGCAGCCGGCCAGCGCCACCGAGGCCGGTGTCAATCAGATTTTGCAGGTTCCGACCTTCGCGTGACCTGCAATAGCCGCCCCGGGTCGGTGACCTCCACGCCGGCCCGGGGCAAATGGAGGGGTTTGTATGAAAGTGCGACTAGTAAAGCCATGGCAATTCCGGCGTGTCGGGCTGGTGATGGATCTGCCGGACGGCGTGGCCGAATACCTCATTGCACGCGGGACTGTAGCGAGAGTCGGCGAGGAGCAACTTGACCACTCCGCCGCTCAGTCCGCACGGCCCAAGAGAATCACGAGGGCCACGGCGTGAGTTCAGAGCGGTGGACAAAGCACGCTCAGTATACCGCCCCCGCGGTGGAGCCATTGCTGTTTGCCGACATGCAGGCTCAGTGCCGCATTGATTCGAGTGATGAAGATTCGCTTGTGGAATCCTACATCAAGGCCGCGCGAGTCAGGGTAGAGGACATCACGAGCCGCAAGTTGATAACGCAGACGTGGGACGTTTACTACGACTCATTTAACGACCCGCTCCTTTTGCCGTTCGCGCCCCTGGGCACAATCACCAGCGTCAAATACCAAGACAGCAACAACACGCAGCAGACGCTAGCGGCGACGGTGTACGAGGCGGGTGAGCGCAACGGCCGGCCGGTCATTCGGCTGAAGTATGACCAGGAATGGCCGACAACACTGGGCCACTCTGACGACGTGGTGATTCGGGCGTCGTTTGGGTATGGCGCGGCGGGGTCAAGCGTGCCTGCTCCGCTACTCCAGGTTCTGCGGTGGTACGCGGGGTACTTGTTTCTTAACCGTGAACCAGGCACGGGCCTTCAAGGCGTGGGCGGCCGTGAGGCGCATTTTGGCTTAGTGAACATGCTGATTGACTACACCGTGACCGAGTTCTGATGTTTGACCGAGTGTTCGTCATCAATCTCGACAGAAGGCCGGACCGCTGGGAAGCGTTTCGTAATCGCGTTCCCGCGGATTGGCCATTCGCTATTCCCGAGCGATGGTCGGCTAAGGATTGGCAGGACAACAAGCCACCGCAATGGTTTCAGCAACCGCGCGGCGCGTGGGGCTGCCTGTTGTCTCACTTGGGAGTGTGGAGGCAGATCCTGGACGACGGTCTGAGGTCAGCGCTGATTTTCGAGGACGACGCAGGTTTTGGCGACGCATTCGGTCAGGATGCGAGATCGTTCTGCGATGCAGTGCCCGCTGACTGGAAGCAAATCTATCTCGGCGGCCAGCATTTCCGCCAAGCACACGCCCTGCCAGTTGAGGTGAAGCCCGGAGTCCTGCGTTGCGCGAACGTCAACCGGCTGCACGCCTACGCAGTGCGGTCCGAGTACGCAGAGGAGTTGATCGAATACGTACCGCATCACGCGCAGGAGACTGGCAAGCAGATCGACTACCTCGTGGGCGACTTGTGCGAAGCGAGACAGTCTGGCGTCTACGCACCGATACGGTGGCTTGTTGGTCAGGCCGCGAACACGAGCGACATAGCACGCGACTCCAAGGGGCCAGCAGAGAAGCTGGAGCAGTGGTGGCAACAGTACTACTACGTCAACGTGGATGGTGATAGGCGATGGAGTCTGTTGTAGCCAACACCGGTGAGCTGACTCGCCGCATCGAATTGCACCGCAGCACAGACACTGTTGCAGCCGACGGCCAGCCCGTGGAGGAAACGAGCGGAGTGGCTACGTTGGTCGCCAAACGGTGGGCGAGGATTCGGGCGAAGAGCGGAGTGGAGAAACACAGCGAACAGCAGACGGTTACTGACGTTACCTGGGAAGTAGTTATGCGTAGCGACTCGGTGACGCGGGCCATTGACCTTGGATACTACCTGAAAACGCCGGATGGCAAACGATTGGACGTAACGTGGCTTGGTGACCCGAGCGACGGGCGAGAGTGGATTGTTTTGGAGTGCGTCGAGAATAGGGCTGTGTGATGCGAATCGAGGAAAAGATCCGAACCGCGTTATTGAGCATGTCGGCAGTGACGGCACTTGTCGGCGGCGGCGCGGCTGCGCACATTCGGCCCGACGTTCCCGATAAGGACGATCCACGCGATGGCGAACTGATTCTGATTGAGGTCGATAGCGAGCCGCGAGAAAACACACTGGACGGCAAGTCCGCCTGGGTGCCTGCTGACGTGACGCTGGTTTGCCGTGCGCCGACGCGGGCGCGTTCGCGGGCGCTTGCCGAGGCTGTGTGCGACAACGGGACCGACCCAGGAACTGGCTTGGCGGGCTACAACGGCTCGGATTGGTCGGCGTATCTGGTGTCGCAGTCTACGACGATCGGACCTGACGGAAAGCATCCGCCGACGTGGTATGACGTTTACCTATCGTTCCAGTTCTGCTTCGGGGAGTCTCGTTGATGAGCGAAGCAGTACAAGGACTCGCTGACATCCAAGAGAAGCTGGCTCATTTGGCGGGCAAGGGAGCGTCAAAGCTTCTGCGGTCTGGCGTCGGCGCCGGCATGACGGTGCTGGCTCAGTCGCTACGTGCGGCAGTCAACAACACGGCTGCCCCAAGCGACGTGAAGCGGGCTGCAAGAAAGTGGATCGGCAAGCGGTACGCAAAGGGCGGGACAAGCCGGACTGGCAAGACGACGCGGGCGGCTGCCAAGGTTGGGTTCGCTGTCGGATTCAAAAAGGCCGCGCTCCATGCGCAGGCGGCTAAGCACGCAGCGAGCGGTGAAAAGGGAGTTGGACTGTCGGCAGCCAATATCCATTGGTTCGTGCTCGGAACCAAGAAACGAACATTGAAACGCGGGTCCGCGAAGGGGCCAAAAGCTGGCCACCCAACGGGCTCCATCGCCGCCTTTCTGTTCGGGTCAGTCAAGATGGCGACCGAGTTAGGTGGCCCGCAAGCACTTGAAGCAGCACGGCAGAAAATTTCGGAACTGTTAGCGAAAGAGGCTCAGACGAAAGGTTAAACCATGTCGATTACGCCCGTCAAATCCAAGGGAACCCTGTTGCAGATGAAGATCGCCACGGTCTATACGACGGTGGCTGGGATCGAGACGCTGAAGGCGGGCGAGATGAAGACCCAGACCTTCAACGCCCCGACGCTCGACCAGACGGCATCTGGCACTCCCAAGAAACCCACCGGCTTCACTGACTTCGGCAGCGTCACGGGCAGCGGGTTTTATGATCCCGTGCTCGCTGGGCACCGGTTGCTGGAAGACCTGCTTACCACGCCCGCATCCCAGGATTGGCAGATCCTCTGGAGCGATACCAACGCATCCAATTGGACATTCACGGGCGGAGGATTTGGTCTTACGGTCACGGCGGCCGTAGCTGACGGCCTGAAGTTCGACTTCACCATCGAAATCGACGGCAATGTCACGTTCGGTAGCTAACCCTGTTTTTCAGTGGAGGAACCATGCAAGCGACTCTTGTGTTTGCGATGAACTGCGATCCGTGTCGGGAGTACCCAAGCGGCGTCAAGCCTGCGGGGACGGTAATCGACCACCCGCAGGCGTTTCACCTCGTGCGGCAGGGATGCGCCGAGCCTGCCGATGAGCAGTGTGCGGCGGCGGCCGGCGTCGGACCAACGAAGCGAAGGGAACTTCAACGGCACTACGAGCGAGCATCGCGCGGCGTGCAACCCATCGACTTCGAGGCGTACGAGTCCGGCCTGATGGTCGGCTATCAGGAAGACGGACACTGGAAGCACGGCGCGAACTGGACCGATGGCTGCGAGGAAGAATACTACGCCGCTCGCGAGCCAGAAGACGACGACGAATAGCCGGAACAGAGAAGAGTTTCTTTACCTGTACCTATGGAGGACGTATGGCTACCCGAGAAGAATTCCTTTCCGCGGTATGCGGCGGAAAGCGCAAGTTCGAGGAAGTAACGCTACCGGCGAGCAAGCTGGTGGTACGGATTCGCTCCCTGTTCCAGGGCGAAATTTCGCAGCACCAGATGGCGACAACAGACGCGGCCGGAAAGTGGGTAAGGGCTCGCGCCGAGGACAACGAACGACGGCTTGTCCGGGAGTGCGTGGTAGACGCAGACGGCAACCTACTCCTGACCGTCGAGGACGTTGCCTCGCTCAAGCTGGCGGACCCGAAGGACTTCTACCACTTGCACCAGAAATGCGTTGCGTTGTGCGGCCTGTTGCGTGACGGCGTCGAGGAACAGGAAAAAAACTCCAACGCAATCCCCGGCGACGATTCGCATACAGGCTAGCGAGACGGCTGGGGATTGCAGACCCTGACGAGTGGCTCGCCACAATCGAGCCAAAAGTGATTGACTCCTGGATAGCGTCTTACAATCTCGACCCCGACGAACTGGACGCAATCAAAGAGGTGCTGAAGCTCGGCTTTGCGGCGCTAGCTTCCGTGGCTTCCGGAACCGATATTGCGCCGAAGCGTTTCGAGCCGCGGCGCAAGGTGATCGAGAAGCCAGTAACGACGAAAGAGCAGATCGCTCAGGTTAAGGCAATGCGAGGGAACATCGGAAGATGGCGAACGTCGGCGACCTCGTAGTCAATCTGCTCGGCAAAAACGACCAGCTTACAGCGAAGCTCGGCCAATCAAGCCGCGACCTCAGTAAGTTTGCCAGGCACGCCGGCGACGAGATGTCAAAGATCGGCACCAAGCAGGGCGGCCTCGGCGGCATGATTGGAGACAAGCTTTCAGCCGTGCTGCGTGGCGGCATGTCCGCCGACACGATTGGCTCACTCGTAGGAGGGGCCGCTGTTCCGACGGCAATCGTAGCTGCCGCGGCAGCCTACGGGGCGCATCTGCTCAGTTCTGCGGAGAATGCGGAACGGCTGTCGCTGGAATCCAAGAAGCTGGGCGTTGGTGTCGTAATGCTCCAGCAAATGGAGCGCGAAGCCGGCCGTATGGGCATTAGTGTGGACGTCGTCACGAAAGGCGTCATGCGGCTGCAAAACTCCGTAGTGGAGGGCCTGTCCACGCCGAGCAAGGGCTCGGTCTTCAAGCAGTTGGGGCTCGACGCTGGCCAACTTGTCGGAATGATGCCGGAAGAAGCCTTGGGCAAAACAGCTAAGGCAATCATGAGCATCGGAAACGCCGCCATCCGAACAAACGTCGAGTTGCAGTTGTTCGGCAAGGCCGGTAAGGAACTGGAGCCGATCCTGCAAGTGCTCTCTGAGGGCAAGATCAGCAACAAGCAGGGTGCATTAGATTGGTCGCCAGGAGACATCGCTGCGTTGAATGTCGTTGATGATGCGTGGGACAGCATCAAGGAAAGCGTGAAATGGATTGGGTTGCAAACGCTCAAGCCGGTTATCAATCCAATGCAGTGGGCGATGCCGGAACTGTCTACGGATTACCAACAATCCGCTGAGCGCGCCCGCAACTCCAGGACAGCGTCAGACGCCAAGATGCATCAAGACATGCTGGCTAGAATGCAGGCCGAAGAGACGGCCAAGAAACAAAAGGAACAGGAAGAGCTAGCCCGCGTCAGGGAAGTCGAGGCGACCAAGCAGAGGCTCTACAAACAGACAGAAGACCTCCGCACCAAGTGGTCTGACGCCAGGACCATGTCCGGTATCTTCGGCGCAAATGATCGCGAAACGGCGATGTATCGCGAGATCGCACAGCAGTCGATGGACAAGCAACGGGCTGGGATACCAACGCAAGAGATCAACGCGCAATTGTACCCACTCACGCAGCAAGTGCCGGAGCAAGCCAAAATTGAGGCCTTGGCTGACGCATGGAAAAAGGTTCGCGATGCGCAGGCTATGGCGGGAGCCAAAAACGATTACGAGCGGGAGAGGATGGGGTTTTTGATCTCTGGTGTACCAAGAGACGCCATCGACGACGTTACCGCGGCATTCATCGGGTTCAAACAGGAGGCTGATACAAACCAATCTCTGTTCAGCCTCGACAAGCAACTGAGAGACCTGGAAGCCAGCTTCGCCGGCACGAGCAATAGCGTCCGGACGTACTTCGACTTGATCGCAAAGGGCGTTCCCGATCAGCAGGCCCTGAACGATTCCATGGCGATTGGAGCAAAGCAGGATCAGCTACGCGCGTTGCAGATTCGCGGAGAAACAGAATCACCATGGGCCAAGATGCGGCGGGATCTCAACGAACTTGAGTCGTTGAAGGGCATCATGGAGCCCGAGGCCTACCGTCGTCAGAAGCTGGCAATCAAAGGCCGGGCACTCGAAGGCATTGCGTTGACCCCGAAGGAACGGCAGAGCCAGTTAGACAGGCAACTGACGTCCGCTGGAATCGGTCTTGCCGATGACCTAAAAGCCGGCCGGATCACGGAGGATGAATTTCGTCTTGGCCAGAAGATGGAGCAACGCAAGTTCGTGGACCAAAGTGCGGAACTTATTCCGGGCGGAAGTGGGTCTTTCGGCGCCCAAGAACGCGGCTCCTCCGAAGCCTGGCACAGCATCATGCAAGCAATGGGCGGCACAGAGAAGGACAGCGAGAGAAAGAGACTAGAGGAAGCGGCAAAGAAACAGATGGACGCAGCGACTGCGCTGGAGGACGCGGGCAAGAAACTCGCGGCAGTCGCCCAGGAATTCGACCCTTTTGCGACGTAGGTGCCTGAATGTCGGTAATCGAGTGGGATGAACTGAGCGGCGGGCGCGATGGCGACGTGGAGTCTGGAAAAAAGCAGACAATACGCCGACACACCCGCGTGTTCCGCGCGAAGACCGACAACAACTACGACGATGACGAAATCGTCAAGGCGTATGGCGAGTGCCCTCGCGTGGGACATGCGCACCCGAACGACTCCGGATCATGGTGCCGAAAAGTCAAAGCAAGTAACGATTCGTTCTCGCATCGCCATTGGCTTGTAACGGCAATCTACTCCAGCGAATTCGAGATAGCCGAAGACCCCCAGGTTGATCCGGCCGACATCGACTGGGATGCCCAACTGTTTCAGCGTCCGTATTTCGTGGACAACGAAGGCAAGGCGATTGTCAACAGCGCCGGCGACTACCCAGACCCTCCGCTCGAAGGCGATGACGCGGTCTGGGTCGTTAGTGTGCGCAAGAACTTCTCAGCAGTGCCGACGTGGATTCTGACGTATAAGAACGCGGTCAATACCTCCGCCTTCGTGCTTGATGGCGTTACGATTGCCGCACGGCAGGCTAAGATTTCCGGCATCCGTATCAGCACGAAACAAGAGCGCAATGGCGTCCCCTATCGCGCCGTGGCCATAGTGTTTCATCTGAAAGACGACGGAGACACCTGGGACAAGAAGTGGCTCGATCAAGGGCTCAATGAGAAAGATCCGTCCGACAGCACGAAGCGGCGGAAGATTACCGACGTCAACGGTGCGTACGTCACAAGCCCGGCCATGCTCGACGGCAGCGGCGCGAAGCTGTCGGACCCCAAGCCTGACACCGCAGTGTTCAACACCGACAAACTATACCCGGAGAAGGACTTTAGCGTCCTGCCGTTGACATGAGCAACGAAATCACATTCACCGCGAACTTTCGGGCCGTAAAAGGCAACCTCAACTGGTCGCGAAACTTCGGCCAGATGTCGGTTACGATGACCGGCGACGGACAGCGCGGCGGGCACGTGCAGACCATCGGAACGTCCGCGGAAATCATCGAGGTTGGCGAGGTCTGGTCTCAAGGCTGGTGCATTCTGCAAAATCTGGACGCCACGAACTATGTCGAGTTTGGCCCTTATGACGGCGGAAGCGCAGGGACGCTCGTTATTCTTGGCCGGTTGGCTCCGGGCGGACCGCCAGCGTTTTTTCCCTTGTCTCCGGATGTCACCTTTGGGGCAATCGCCAACACGGCAGCCTGCAAGCTCGACGTCAATGTTTTCGTGGCCTAGCCATGCCCAACGCCCCAAAATCAGCCCTTGAGCGGTTCGCGAAGTCCACGCTGTGGACGGAGGCTCACTCCGGCAGATCACGCGGGAGTCGTGGGCAGATCGTCGGCGACGGCGTCCCTCCATGGAAAACCGCCAAGCTCTCCGAAGCGTTGGCGTACGGGAGCCACGCAACAGCAACTGTCCGCGTGCGTAACTCTGCCGACACGGCATACGAGGACGGAACAGAGACGGTTGAGGTATATCCTCCGGACCTAATGGCGTCGGGCGACTCCGACGTACCGAGTGGCACGATAGTCAAAATCGAATTCTTGTGCGACCCGCGTCACCCGCACTGGGTTGCTACAAATTGGCCTTGCGTCCAGGAGTAGAAGTAGTATGGCAGCAACCGGCCTACTTGAATACAGCCCGCCCGCAGTTCCCGCGGCTTTGACCGGCTGGAAAACCCCCGGCGTGGCGTTCACGATCAGCAACACCAACGTCGATTCGGACCTCACTAGCGCCGTGGTGCTCATCACGTTCACGGACAACGCCTACTTCTACAACGCCCTGTCCAATGGCTACGATGTTCGCTTTACGGACGCCGCGGGCACCGTGTTGACCCATCAGCGCGTCAGTTTCACGAAGGGAGCCAGTTCGTCCACCGGCACCTTTGCGGTGGTTTGCGACGTAGACCATGATGCGCCGACCGCGATTTATGGCTATTGCGGGAAGGCCGACGCTTCCGACACCAGTACCACGGACGTCTGGGACGCGAACTACAAGGGCGTGTGGATGCTGGGCGAGACTCCTGCCGGCGCTGCTGGTGACTTCCAGGACTCGACGTCCGGCAATCACGACTCCACCAATACGACAAACTACCCTTCGCATTCCACCGGCCTCGCCCCCGGCATCGGTGCCGCTACGTTCGCGGCTGCCTCCAGCCAGCGGATTCAATTCGTCAATGGCATCGTCGTCGGAACCACGGCGTTCACCATCGAGGGCGTCGGCTACTTCAACTCGTTCGTCAACGACCGCTGCATTGCCAGCCAGCGCGATGGAGCGGGCACCAACAACTGGCAGATCATCCAGCAGAACGACGGCAACCTCCAGCTTTGTGTGTGGTTTAGCGGGTCGCAGTCCAACTTTACCACCACTACGCCCTTCTCCGCGACGACACCCACCTATTTCGCAGTGACCTACGACGGCGCAAACGTGAAATGGTACAAGGATGGCGTGCTCATCGACACCATCGCCGAAACACGAACGGCAGATTCGGCCAGCGTCCCCACATTCCTCGGAAACGACAGCTACTCCGGCTACCTTGACGGCCGTCTGTCGGCTGTTCGGTTTTCCAACGTGGCGCGATCTGCCGCGCTCATCAAGTTCACGTCCGCGCAACTCCTGGCGACCGACCACGAATTGACCGTGTCCGACGTGCC